TCCCGGCGCAGAGGGGAATTGCCATTATCGGCGGTACGCACCACCGGCAAACGAGCCTGCTCGGGATAGAGCATATGGCCGACGCCCACCGTCCAGAGTTTGGCAGGGCATAAATACGGTCGCAGGCGCACACCTTCGTGTTTCTTAATCGACGCGAGCGCCTGCTCGCTTGTGTTCATCTTTTGCTAAATGCCTGTGTCCCGAACCAAAAAGCAATGATGCTGGACAGAATCAACATTTCATCTTCGCCAAAGACGTTATCCATAGCCACGGCAAAAGGGATGCCGGTGCTATATGCGTACCATACACCAGTTGCATTCAAAACAACAAGTTCCAGCACAAAGATATAAGTTACAACAGGTCTGACGCTGGCGCGCAGATTGATGATCCATTGGCTCGCGCCTTTGCCGATTGCCTCGTCGTGCTTGTACAGCGCGACCCGTTCCTCGGCATAAGTCTGGGCCAGCACTTGCTCAGTCTTGATCTCCTCGATCTTTTCCTGCGAGGCAAAGCCCTTGGCAGCCAACTCGAGTTCCCGCTCCTTTTGCATACGCAGGATGGCGAGCTCGTGCGACTTGTCCTGCCGATCTTGGAAGAACTCGAGGATCTTTGGCAGGCCGCCAGCGAGAAATGACAGGAACGTAGAAAGCATTGTCATCATTGCGGCGGCCTCTTGTTGATCAGGTCAAATAGGGTCTTGATCTTATCCTCGAGCACGGCCACTCGAAGATCCAGCTTTGACAGAACGATGATCAGCGTAATGAGCGCGAGAATCACCGGCCATGCACGGGTGAAGATCTCAAACAACTCCATTTTACTTATCCGCTTTGGTCGTGTTGAGCTGGTTGATCAGGTTAAAAATGTCATCCAGCGTCCGGCGAATGTGATGGATGTCGTCCCGGTAGTCGGCTTTGGTGACGTAAACGTGCGGCATATTGCGCACATCCCGATCGAGCTGATTAATCGAGCGGCTGATATTATTCAGAATCCACCCGCCCAAGAAACCGGACACGCCGACCAGTACGTTGAAAAGCATCTGCGCATCCATCGTCAAACTCCCGGAACTGCTCTACGCGGAGCCGATGCCGCGATCTGTTCGGCTTTGGCAAATCGTTCTGCGGCCTGCCCAGCGATCGGAGCCGCGGCCAACAGGGCTTCCGTCTGCTGCGCTTGAGCGTCGGCAGCATCCATCTCCTCGAGCTCCTCGTCGGTGCGCAACGCCTTGGCAGGCACACCGTTGGCTTCGGCGATGAGCTTGATCGCCTCGTCTGCGTTAATGCGGCGCAGGACTGACATATCGCCAGAGACTTGCGCAACCGGAAGCATGGCCTCGATCGTGCGCAGGATGCCGGCAGCCTCTTCGGTTTTCATCAACCGAGCAAGCGGCCCCTGATATTTCGGCAGGATCTCGCCGCCCGAGGATAGGTACTCGAGCAGCACAGGCGGCGGCTCCGGCAGCGAAAAGCTCGCCGACAGCAGATCGAGCTCGCGATCGATAACCGGCCCCAAGAACTCCGACTGCTGGCGACCCATCGTCGGCCCGAGCAAAGCGCCCTTTTCCTGTGCGCGCTGGAGCACTTCGGTCGCTGTCATGGCTCGAGGCTCTTCAACCAAAATCTGGAACAATGTGACCAAGAACGAGTCGTTCACGGCCTTGCGCTTTTGGTCTGCCATCTCGATGCCGATCGGCAGATTGCCGCCAGTCATCAAAGGCTGCACGAGCGGCGTACCGTCGTCTCGCAGATAGCCGTAGTTCAATGCGTTAGGACGCACGGAGAAGGCGTTTAACGCCCCCTCCTCGGTCAGGATGAGCGGCGGGTCAACCATGCGGTGCGCCATCCGAAGCATGGTCTTTTCCATCTCTTGCAGCGACTTGATGTCAGCAAGAGCCTCCATCGCCGGAGACCGTCCATAAATCTCACGCGGCCCGGTAACGTACCGACCGACCGCATACGGCATCACCCGATAGCCGCTATCCTCGAGCAGCACCTGCCCCTCTCGAGAGACATAGCGCGAGACGTACTTCATCCCGTCAGCGCCGGCCATGCCTTCCTTGTAGTCGTAGTTCGGGCGAACGCAATGCACGAACTCGAACATCGTGTTCGGCGCGCTCTTAGCTTGTTCTACGATTCCCCGCGGCAATTTGTCAGCCCATCCCGGGATCTGCATCGCTTGGCGAGCAGAAAGCTGGAACGAGCGGTAAACGGTATCGACGCGGCCAACGTGATCGAGATCAATAACAAGCTCAGAGAGCGGGATCGCTCGATAGCGCAAGGTCACACCCGGCACTTCGTCTATGAACAAAGCGGAGGTGCCAAAAGCGCCCAAGCTCATGTAGCACTCAAAAGCCTGCGATCCAAAGTTCGCGGTGGGCGAGTACCGCTGACGGAACATGATGTCTCGCAAGTTATCGCACCAACGGCGAACAGCGATGTCGTCATCGAGCTCTGGGATGCCGGTGTACAACCCGTGCCACATCTGGGTCGCAGGCGTCAGCATCGAATCCATCGCAGCAGCGAATCGCGGCAGAGCGCGCTGGGCAGTTGAGTCGAAGATCTTCTCAGATCGCTTCTCGCCCGGTGTGCGCCAGCCCGTCATCTCGGCCATCGTCGGCCATACGCGCTCGGCTACTTCCTGCCAATGGTTTTCCCATGTACCACGCGCGCCTTTGAGACGATCGTAGCCCTCGAGGACTTCAGCAGCGCGTGAATCAGCCATGTCTTACTCCACCCAAGGCAGCGGTTTAGCGGCAACGACCGGCACATCCGGTGCTACACCATCCACATCCTTTTCGACGAATTCCTTATCCACTTGCGCCCAGACCCAACCAAGAACCTTGTCCTCGGTCAGATCGGCATATTGCACAAATGGCTCGCCCGGAGGGCCGAGCGTTAGTTTGCCGCGCATGGTGTTGTTGCCGTAGCAAGCCCATGCCACAGCCGTTACAACGTCGTTGTCCGGCGCGACGTACAAACCCTCAACTTTCCAGTTAGCCATTAGATAGGCACTCCATCAATCGTGATGTCAAACTCGTCGCTGGCTACGGCAGAAGCGGTAACCGGCGTCGGCTCAATAACCAACGGCACCTCGCCTTCTGGCAGCGTCGCAACGTACTCACATTCTACCCAAGCCATCTCGCTGTGGTTCCAATTCCATTGGTAGCCGGGACGATCCTCGGGCTTAGGATCACGCACAACCCATTCGCCGTTTAGCCACGCGACTTCCTTGCCTTCTGCTGCTTCGGGCTTGGCGGGAACTTCGTACCAACCCTTGTTGTTGTCGATGACTTCAACCGGGTAGTGGCCTTTGAAACTATAGAGTGTCATGGGCTACCTCACAGAAGCGGGAACGCCGTAGTCGGCGGGGTGAAGTTGGCGGTGTAACGGGCAACGCCTTTGGTGATCCGAACGTCTTGCATATACCCATTCCATACGCCGGGGACGCCGACTCCATTGCTAAACCACCACTTTCCAATAGATTTTGCGGAAGTTGCTCTATTTACAATAGAACCGGAAATGCCCGTTAGATTTATATCTCTAGTGCCATTGATATACGTTTGCCAAGTAGTTCCAGAGCGAACAAATGCAACATGAGTCCATGTGTTTACTGAGATGGTTGTCGTTCCAATTCCATTGCCGCCGGGGTCAGCGTTAATTAAATTCCAAGTGGTTCCGTTGCTACTTGCCCAAATGTTGAATTTTTGACTGTTGTAGTCAATTCCGATGCTCCAATCTGTACCGCTACTGCCGTGATATATCGCCATACGGGATGTAACTGAGGGATATATCCACATTTCTATCGTGAAATCACCACTTCCAAACTCTAGGTTTACTGTTGGCCCGGTATTGCAATAATCCCCCGTTCCATCCAGATAAATAGACGAACCGCCAAACTTGCTCTGCGTCGTGCTGATCTGCGCGTTGCCCACCGTCTCAAGGTCGTTCTTGGACGTAGCGTCGTAGATGCCTGCGTTGGTGAAGTTGCAGAGAAGTTGGGTGTTTGTAATTGCCGTTACTGGCGAAGTTGGTGGGGTAAATGCAGTCGTATAGACAGCAGTGCCTTTTACGATGCGAAGGCCCTGTATATAAGAATTGCTTGAAGCAAAAGCATTACCGCCGATGTAAAACGGGCGAGTTGCCCCCGGATTAAAAGTGCCAGAATCCGTAAATGTTCCTTGTGATGCGCCGTTTTTCCATAGCGTCCAAGTATTGCCAGATCGGGTCAATGCAATGTGATACCACTCACCAGTGGTAACAGTTGTGGTTACGGTTCCACTAACAGAAGGCCCGTAAGCCCTTAATGTTCCAGAGGCGGACAAATAAAGCAGAACTCCGCCTGATGAACTTCCCCCGCCGTCTACGGTTGTAATGATGCTGCCCGATGCTACCGAAAGGTAATACACCCACGCTTCAATCGTTACATCGCCAGTACCAAAATTAAATGCCGTAGCGTCGTAAGCAACGCTCAGGTAATCCCCGCTCCCATCAAAATACCCACTCCCGCCATTCGTCGCTGCACTCCACGCTGCCGTGGGGTTGAACGGGCTAAAGGCTTGGACAGACACATCCCCGTTGCGCGTGATGGCAAAGGCGTTGCTGCTGTTGTCAATGAAGCGGTTGCTCTGACAGGTCAGCAGAGAGGTGTTGGTGATCGCGGTAAGCGGCGCTGTAGGGACTGTGTATGTTGCCCCCGAATAAACCGCCGTGCCTTTAACAACACGAGCGTTGCTAATGTAACCGTTTATGTCGTCCGTTATGGTGTTGGTACGGCCAATCTGCAATGCAGTTGAAGCATCGGTAAAATTTGAAATTCCCGTTGTTTGATTTATTCTCGTGCCATTGTGGTAAATACTTAACGTAGTGCCACTTCGCACGACTGCAACATGATTCCATACCCCTACCGACATTGTTGTAGTGGCATCAAAAATTATATCGGCACCTCTAACAAATCGAATGTTTGTGGCGCTTGTTACGCGCATCACCCAACCAGCCGGAGCGTTGTCGTATCTGGAAATTAGCCCGAACGCTGTAGCGAAAGAATTTGCGTTAAACCAGCATTCGACTGTGAAATCCGAACTGCCTATGTCAAACGCAGCACTACTAGCGACACTTAAAAAATCGCCTGACCCATCAAAAAAGTTTCCCCACCCCGTCTGCGAGAACGGCGAGAACGTACCCTGCGTGGTATTGCCGTTGCGGGTGATGCTGAAGGCATTGGTAGACGAGTCTAGGAACGTATTGTTCTGCGCTCCGTTGGTGCCGTTACCGGGCAGCAGCAGAGTGGTGTACTCGAAGTTAGGGTCGCTGACGACTTGTGCGCCGCCCAACAGCAAAAGTTGCGATCCGCTCACGGCTTAACTCACGTTGCCTGAGATAACGCAGACCGTGCCAGAGAGGAACAGTATCGTCGCCACACCTCGCGTTGCCAGAGTCACGCTCGCTTTGTCCACATCCGTCCCTGCGATATACGCGGTCGTAATCGTGCAAGTAATCGTCACGCCGCTCGAGGTGTTGTTGAAAATCGACACCACATCGCCCAAAGCAAACGTCGCGTCAGGGATCGTGATTGAGCCTCCAGATCCGACTTCGATGAACTCACCAACGTCGCCCGTTGCCAGCGAATAACTGCCGGTCTTTGCAGAACCAGATCGCGGGACATTTCGATAACCGACAGCGTTAGTGCCGTCAGCCGTGCAGTTAGACAGGTTGCCCGAGGTCGGCGTACCAAGTACCGGCGTCACCAAGGTCGGGGTATTGGCAAACACCAGAGCGCCAGATCCCGTCTCGTCCGTCATCGCAGACGCGAGGTTTGCGCTTGACGGGGTACCGAGCCATGTTGCTACGCCCGTGCCGAATGAAGTGATGCCCGTGCCGCCATTGGCAACAGGTAACGTCCCTGTGACGCTCGTAGCCAAGTTGACCGATAGCGTACCGCCGAGCGTTAAGTTGCCCGAGGTAGTCACCGTGCCGGTAAGCGTCAAGCCGCTGACCGTTCCTGTACCGCCGACCGAAGTAACCGTTCCGCTGCCACCAAAGGCCGCGATCTCTGACACCGTCAGCTTGTAGTTAGCTCCAGACCGAGCAATGACCGTCTCATCCGTGCCTTGTGCCGGAGCGCCAGAGGTCAATGCGCTGATTTTAGTGTCGGCCATGTCTTACTCCACTACCGGCTTAATTGGTTCAGATTTAGGCGCTATGAACTCGTCTTTTACCGGATCATAGGTGCAGCCGATTCCGACGTATATGCCACGAAAATTGGCGTTGTAACTGGTTTGCACCCAACGGGTGTCTGCGCCAAAAAGCGACTGGCAAAACGCGATGCCTTTGGCTTCGTTTTCGTCAGTTCCGTCCATCAGTTCGTCGTTATTGACAACGATGACCTGAAGCACGACGTTGTTTTCGTCAAGTTGTGCGAAGTGCGCCATGCGTCACCAAGTAATTGAGCCGGAGCCGGTAAAACGATAAATGCGGAATCCGCCAGAGACGGTATAGGTTGGAGAACCTGTTGTGGACGCAGCGGCAGCAAAGGCGTCGGAGTAACGAATCACGACGATACCCGAGCCGCCAGCAAAACCATTTATACCCGACCCACTAGTTCTTGCACCATTTCCAGTATTTACAGCGCCAGCCCCGCCTGATGCGGTGGGTATACCGCTTCCGCCAGCGGCATAAGTAACACTTGAACCGCTAATGGAATTAGCCGTTCCAGAACCACCCGTAGTGCCGGAAGCGGCACTGCTAGAGCCGCCACCGCCACCGCCATTTTTAGTTCCAGCAAACGGAGTTTGTCCTACGCCATCGGCGCCGTTGTTGCCCTGCGATGGAGATGTGCTTGGAGTATTGCCTGCGCCACCTGTTGATGAAGCGCCGTAATCAATTCCCCCAATAGTGTATGCGCCACCCAAACCACCGCCACCCGAGCCACCTGCTTTCCCGGGGCCAAAGCCGCTAGTTCTGGTTCCGCCTTGTCCGCCGCCAGCCGCAGTTATAGTGTCAAATACGGAGTTGTTGCCATTGGCAGACGGTACTCCTCCGCCATTTTCGATTGTTCCGGGGCCGCCTGCGCCAACGGTTACCGTATAGGCTGTTCCTTTTACTACAGCGTATGAAGCGGAAGTTCTATACCCGCCAGCGCCACCCGCTCCGCCACCATAGTTTTCATCACCACTCGCTGTGTACGCGCCACCGCCACCGCCACCAGCAACAACTAAATATTCAACGGTTGCAGGTGCGGCAGGGACGCCGCCCATCGCCGTTCGCGTGAACGATCGCGTCAGCGTTCTCGATGACGTCCTTGCGGCGGTTCTTGGCATGACTTAATAAGTCGGAGCAGGAATACGCAAAGCCATCGCGTAGACAGCGGTCGCCGTCGCGATGTTGCATCGGATCTCACCAGCGCCAAGCTCAAAGATGCCGCCACCCGAA